GTTAGGGCTCTCGCTCAACATAGTTGAGTTCTTCTACCAATTTCTGATAGATGAGTCTCGACATATAATCGTAATCATATGTGGAGGCAAGTTAATGAAGGATTGGAACAGGAACACGACTGAGGGAAGACGTTTCACCTTTTATAAATTTAGAAGGCGATTCATCTGTGGAAGTAACACACCTGAAAATCCACCGATTCGTGTCATAAGACACATTGATTCGAATGGAAAACTAGGTGATCAACTTCCTGATTATCCGAAAGTCTACGACGATCGGGTATCTCACTCAGTATCTTCTTTACGTCACCCTGTGACAAAAAAGTTGATATTACGCGAAAACGCTTATACGATGCTTCAGAGAAATCTGAGAATCAAGCCTATCGTGTATTCATATGAACGCGAAGGTTTTGTTTATGGACCTAATGGTCAACTCTGTTTAGATTTCAGAGATGCCGGTTTAGTCCCTAGCAATACCTTATGGTATATTCCATTACTGGAATATCTCCCCGAAAAGTCGCATTATTGCACGGAAGAATCCGAAGCATATCAGCGAACTTCTAGGGCTTTCTACTCTGACTTGTCAGAGATAGATTTGTCGTTACTTGTTACGATTAAAGAAAGACAGAAGACTTTTGATCTTCTATTTTCTTCTGCTCGTAAGCTTGTAACCGCGTTCAACTATGTTAAAAAGGGTAAACTAAATAAAGCCGTTCATACGCTTGTAAGTGATCCAAAGCAGAGACGTCCTATTAAAAGGCGTACTACTCTGTCCAATCAATGGCTAGAATTTAGCTATGGTTGGGTACCACTTTATCAAGATATTTATGGTGTTATGAAGCTTACTGTCGAAAAACCATTAGCATTTCCGGTTAAAGTCTCACGACGAAAACCTACTATATCTTCCTCATTTGGAGGAGATTGGACTGGACAAATAATCACTAATGATTACTGTACAGCGAAAGCTAATGTTACCGCGTCTGAGGACTCCTACTATCGACATAGACTGGGTTTAGTAAATCCGGCCTTAGTTGTATGGGAGCTCGTACCTTTCTCCTTTGTTTTTGACTGGTTTGTCCCAGTCGGAGATTGGTTAGAGGCTCAAACATCAACGGTTGGTTTAGAATTTTCTAATCAATCGATGACGACGCGTAGAATATCCGCTTACCAAGTTGTAGGAGGTCCTATTCACGAATATACATCAATTCGCGAAAAAGGTTCCATCCTGGGAAGGGTCAAGGGAGTTCGTCGAACTCTCACTCTTCCAGCTAAACCATCGTTATATGTGAAAAACCCACTTTCGGTTAATCACGCTATAACTGCGGTTGCGCTCTTCCTTGGTCTTCGGAATAAATGATGTTTCTTTTAACTCAACTCCTCGAGTAATGTCGAGGCTTACATTGGATAAATCCTATGTCACGCATAAATAAACTTACTGCGCAGTTACCTGCGCCTTACAGTGTGTTTTCACCTGTGATCACTCAAGAGGGTAGAACAACCCCGGCTGAGTGGCACTCGAAAAATTCTGGCTCTTTTGCCTCCTACCCTCGTGTTACACTATTAGTGGACACGAAGCGTACAGGTTTGAAGAGTTCGAAAGCTTCAGTGGATTACACATTGCCGACCTTAGATTCAGAAGGATCTAATGTTACTCATCAGTCTAAGGCGTTCGTTACATTCGTAATGAGCGAGCTATCGACTGAAGAGGAAAGACGAAATTTAGTGAAACTAGTTTCAGATTCACTTCAAATTTCGGAAAGCCAAGATCTTGGTATCGGTTTTAGTTACGATAGTGGGGTTCATTTAATTACTGAACCAACAAGCTATCGTATGATACCAGAAAACTATTGGAATAATGTTCCGTCAGTTTCCAATTCTGCAAAGTATTTTCTTTTACAGAATATGGTTGCTCCGGGCATTATTGCATGGCGCGATGATCTTACGCACGCACAGCTAGATACTAGTCAACAAACTCAGTTAATTAACAATTCAACTGAATATGTCCCTAGTTCTGCTGTCGAATCAACCGATTTCTCAATTGGTTCTGCGATTGTTGATCTCGCCCCGGCTTACTAACCCTTTAAAGGTTTCTTTCCATGAGTACAAGATTAGATTTTTCTAAGATATCTAAGAGTCAGAGTTCAAATATTACTCTGACGACGGCCAAGCTGTTGTTAACAGACCTTAATACTTCACTTTCACGAAAGTTAGTCCAAGCTATTGATAGCAAAGACTTTAATTATATTCGTGATGTGGAGATTAATCCGTCTGATTATAACACATCATCTTCTTTTGCAAAGGACTATCAAGCCATTTCTATTTTGCGGAAATGGGAAGATCTTCCAACAACAACTGATCTTTCAGCTGTTGCATTGCAAAAGTTTTATGATGCCGAAGCTCAATGTCGACTTACAAATAGAGAGATAGATGATCGAATAAGTAATAACATTACCTTTTTCTTTCATCTAAAAAATCATCTAGAATCTATTCTAGGTGACGTTCCCTCTGTTAGTAAACTCGATAATGGCTTTGGACCAGGAGCAAGTAGCTCTTGTTCAGGTTTTGATGTAAATATTGCATCAAAGCTAAACGCCGCGCCCGAATGTACGATTGAATCCCGAGATCTAGTTAAAGAAGTTTTAGAAAGTGATTTTTTACTTTCTTCAGCAATCTTTAACCAAGATATCGTGGGTCCCTTCTGCGTTCTCAACGATAGTCTACATTTAGTACATGGTAACAAACTCACGTTTGTTCCTAAATCCAGTAAAACGGATCGTGCTATATGTATAGAACCTCACCTCAATGTATTTTTACAAAAAGGTGTCGGACGAGTTTTACGATCGAGATTAAAAAAGATCGGAATCGCTTTAAAAGCTAAATCAAAAGATATAGCCTCTGTAAACGATTTTTCAAACTCACCTCAGCAGATAGTAAATGCTGAGTATGCCCGTTTAGGTTCCATCGATGGTAGTTACGCAACCATTGATCTATCAGCCGCAAGCGATACTATTTCTTGGACCTTTCTAGCTAGAGTTTTACCATATGAATGGTTTAACCTACTAGATAAGTTACGGAGCCCTTATACTTTATATCCTAATAATATATGGATAGAAAATAATAAGTTCAGCTCTATGGGAAATGGTTTCACTTTTGAATTAGAAACAATTGTCTTCCAAGCAGTTTTACTTTCTGTTCGGTCGATGTTTGGCTCTAATATGGATAGAGTAATGACTTTTGGGGATGACATCATTGTCCCTACAGAGTTATCTTCAGATACTATAAAGTATCTGGAAGTCTGCGGTTTTTCTATTAACATAGAAAAGTCATTCATTTGTGGTCCCTTTAGAGAAAGCTGTGGGAAAGATTACTTCCTAGGAAATAATGTTCGCCCTTACTTTATCAAAAAGAGGATTTCAAATGTTAAAGACTTATATCCTATACTTAATGGTCTTCGTTTGTCTGGGCTCCGAAGCAGTAATTTTCATTACTGCAACAGAAACTTTAGACAAGCGTGGTTGTACGTACTTCGAGCGGTACCCAAGAATCGACGATTCTATGGCCCCGCTCATCTCGGTGATTGTGTGATTTTCACACCAAGATCCGAAGGAAGGACGCACGCTTATTTTGACAAAAACTGTCAAAGCCATTTAGTATATACAGTTTTGGATGTTGCAAGGAAACGTAAATTATCGCGTTACCCTTCCAATGTCCAACTGGCCGCGGTTCTTTTTGGAGCTTCAGAATATATACCTCTTAGAGGTACACATCTCTGCTACAAGAAGAAAAGAACGCTAATCCCAGAATGGGATTGGCATTTAGGAACTTGGGAGTAATTT